GCCATTGACAATTGCAATTACAACAGCTGGTTATGATAAGCAATCTATTTGTTATGAGATTTATTCTTATGCTAAAAAAGTAAATGAAGGAACTATAAAAGATGATTCATTTTATACTGTAATATATGAAGCAGAAAATGATGATGATATTACTTTGGAAAGTACTTGGAAAAAAGCAAATCCAAATTATGGTGTTAGTCTAAGAAAAGAATACATGGAAAGAGAAAGCCAAAGAGCTGTTGATGTTCCATCATATCAAAACACATTTAGGAGGCTAATGCTTAATCAATGGACTGATTCACATAGTGCATGGCTCACATCTGGTGAGTGGGATGCTTGTCATCAAGATTTTAATTACTCAATATTAGAAGGAAAAGAATGTTGGGGTGGATTAGATTTGGCATCAACAAGAGATTTAACTGCATTTGTATTACTGTTTAATGTAGATGGCAAGTTTGTTTTTATTCCTTATATATTTATTCCAGAAGAAAACGCAAAGAAAAGAAGTCAGAGAGATGGTGTTGATTATGTTACTTGGTTAAGAGATAAACATATTTATGCAACAAGTGGAGATGTTGCTGATTATAGTTTTATAAAAGCTAAGATAAATGAGCTATCTAAAAAATATAGGATTCAGTCAATATGTTATGATAGATGGAATGCATCACAATTAGTAATTGATTTGCAAAATGATGGAGCTAATATGGATCCATTTGGACAAGGATTTGTTTCAATGTCTATGCCAACAAAAACATTAGAGGCTGAAATACTTTCTAAAAATATTATACACAACAATAATCCATGCATGAATTGGTGTATGAGTAATGTTTCACTTATGGAGGATCCTGCTGGGAACATTAAGATTTCTAAAAATAAATCTAAAGAAAAAGTTGATCCAGTAGTTGCTTTGGTGATGGCTTTAGGTTGTCATCTTACAACTGAAAGTGGTGATAGTGTTTATGATACAAGAGGCATTTTAATGATTTAATTATTGTTAAAAAGTATAACTAAATATATTTTTTTTAATGTTTTTATAGTCGTATTATTGTGAAAATAAAAATTTTACATTGGGATTATTAGATAGAATTAAAAATGTTTTTGTTCCTCAAGATAATAATGCTGAACAAAGATCAATCACTTACACAACTCCTTTTGGAACTGGAACAAATGTATCTCCAGATACTGCATTAACCTTTACAGCTGTTTGGGCAGCAATAAGATTACTAACTGAATCAGTTTCATCATTACCAATTTCTGTATATAGAGTTGAAAATAATGGTGATAAAACAGAAGCTGTTAAAGAATCTCTTTACTCTCTTTTAAAATACAAGCCAAACACATACCAAAATAAAATTACTTTTTTTGAAAAGATAATGATGGATTTATGTGTTAATGGAAACTCATATGTTTATATTGAAAGAAATAGATTAGCAAGAGTTACTGGATTATATTGTATGAATTATGAAGATATGACTATCATACAAAAGGACAATCAGTTATTTTATGAGAATGGTGAAACTGGACAAGTTTATGATTCAAATGATGTGCTACATTTCACTGGGCTTACAACTGATGGAATAGAAGGTCTGAGTCCAATTACACAATGTAAAAAAGCAATAGGCTGGGGAATGGCCATTGAGGAATATGGAAACACATTCTTTAAAAATGGAGCAAAATTAAGTGGTGTTTTATCAACTGACAGAAGCCTTTCAGAAACTGCAATTGATAGATTAAGACAATCATTTAACAACACATATTCTCAACTTAGTGGAAGTAATCAAACAGCAATATTAGAGGAAGGATTAACATTTAAGCCAGTTGGAATTTCACCAGATCAAGCTCAGTTTTTAGCATCAAGAACTTTCTCAATTGAAGAGATTGCAAGAATTTGGAACATTCCACCACACATGCTTGGCGATTTGTCAAAGTCAAGTTTTAATAATATTGAAATGCAAAGCCAAGAGTTTGTTACTTATACTCTTTTGCCTTACTTAACAAGGATTGAAAATGAGATGAATCTAAAATTATTTAGAACATCTGATGTTGGAAGGCTATTTGTGAAGTTTAATGTTGGTGGATTGCTAAGAGGAAACATAAAAGATAGAAGTGAGTTTTACACAAAAATGATAAATACTGGAGTTATGAGTATTAATGAAGTGAGAGCATTAGAAGATTTAAATAAAATTGAAGATGGGGATAAACATTTTATGCAAATGAATATGACTACAATAGAAAAAATAGGAACTGATGCCTCCAGCGATTAAATGTAATAATGGCAAATGGAGGTGGGGTGAAACTGGAAGATGTAAATACAGTACAAAGAAACAAGCTGAAGATGATAATGTCAGTTATAATAAAATAGAAAAAATTAATAATATGGAAAAAAGAATATATAACGTAGAAACAAGAATTGACTCTAATGAAGAAGGAAAAGAAATGGTTGTTGGACATGCATCTGTTTACAATTCAAGAAGTGAATTTATGGGGTTTTATGAATACATTGCACCTGGAGCTTTTACACAAGAATTAATTGATAATTCAGATGTTAGAGCTTTAATTAATCATGATGCAAATTTTATTTTAGCTCGTTCAAAAAATGGTAAAGGAACATTAAGTCTTAATGCTGATGAAAAAGGTTTAGCATATTCTTATGAATTACCAGAAACATCTTATGGAAAAGATTTAGGTATTAATCTTAAAAATGGCAATATCAGTCAAAGTTCTTTTGCCTTTACAATTTCAGAGGGTGGTGATGAATGGTCTACTGATGACAATGGAAATGATATAAGAACAATAAACAAGATTGAAAAATTATTTGATATTTCATCTGTAGTTTATCCAGCATATTCTCAAGCTGAATCAGATTTAGAGGTTGCAGAAAGAAGTCATAAAAAATATAAAGAAACATTAAAGAAGGTTGATGTAATAGAAGAAGTAAAAGAAGAAAAAGATTTAGTTAGCCGTTCATTAGCAAAACTAAAGATTGAATTAAAAAAAAGAAAATAATTAAATAATTAAAATTAAAAAAATGAAAAATTCTAAAGAATTAAAAGAATTACGTTCAGATTTAATTGGTGAGCTTGAATCAATCAAGTTAGTTGCTGAAAATGAAGAACGTGATTTAACTAAAGAAGAGAATGAGAACATGGATTCTATTCTTACAAAAATTGATGACAATGATGTTGCCATCACAAGAGCTGAAAAAGTAGAAAACAATTTGAAATTGGCTGCTGCATCTACTGGTGCAAAAGTTTCTTCTGTAAATACTGACAAAGCTACAAGAGGATGGAGCTTATTTAAGGCTGTTAATGAAATCAGAAATGGTGGACAATTAACTGGTTTAGAAGCTGAGATGCATCAAGAAGCTCAAAACGAAGCAAGAAAAGGTTTACAAGGAATTGGATTACCTTCATTCATGACAGAAAAAAGAGCTATTGACCAAGCTAACTCTGCAATTGCTCCAACATCTGTTGGTGCTTACATTGACAGTTTACAAGCATCTGGTCTTTACAATAGAGTAGGATTAAATAATTTAGGAACTGTTGCTGCTGATACTGTTCTTCCAGTTGCTGGAGGTTCAACTGTTGGTTGGAAATCTGAAGTTGCTGCTGCTGCTGATGGTGGTGCTAATTTTGGAAAAGTAACTTTATCTCCAAAAAGATTAACTGGATATGCTAACCTTTCTAATGTTATACTTGCTCAGAATGGTCCAGCTGCTGAGGCATCTGTAATGAGAGATATGGGAAGAAATATGGCAACTCAAATTGATGCTGCTATGTTTGGATCATCTAATGTAACAGATGCTCCAACTGCTATTGTTCAAACTACTGATACTTTAACATTTACTGAATCAACAACAGCTGGTGGTGCTGGTATGGTTGAGGATATGCTAACTGCTATTCAAACTGTTGCAAACAGTCATGGTTTAGATGGAAATTTAGCATTTGTAAACAACTGGAAAATGTATTCAATATTAAAATCTGGCGCTCAAGTTGCTTCTGTTTATCCAGCTTATGTTGATGATAAATTAATGGGATATGATGGTTATTTCTCATCAGCTCCAGCATCTGTTGGAACAACATCAGCTGATGGATTATTTGGTGATTTCTCAAGAGTTTATTTTGCAACTTTTGGACCATCTAACATTTTAGTTGATCCTTATTCAAGAGCTACTAATAATGAGGTTAGATTAGTGATGAATAATCATGTTGATTTTGGTGTTGCTGATGGAGCATCTTTTGTTAAATATACATCTTTACAATAGTATAATTAATAATTAATTCAAGAAAGGGGTGGTGGAATTACCATCATCCCTTTTTTTATAACTTAATAATATGAGAACATACCAAGTAATAACTCCAGCATCTACTTATCCAGTTTCTTTAACTGAGGCTAAATTGCATTTGAAGGTGGATATAACAACAGATGATACATTAATCACTAATTTAATTGTTGCTGCAACTCAAGTAAGTGAAGAGTACACAAATAGATTTTTTATTGATACAGTTGTTAATCAAACTTGTTCTGATTTTAAAGAGTTAAGTGAATTATTTAAAAGCAAAGTGAGTGCTGTTACTCATATAAAATATTATGATTCTGATAATGCACAACAAACTTGGGCAAGTTCAAATTATGTGGTTAATAAAGAATATGAGCCATGTCAAATTAATTTAGTAGTTGATGGAAGTTTTCCAAATATTGCTGATAGAATTGATGCTATTGAATGTAGATATACTGTTGGTTATGGTGCTGCAAGTGATGTTCCAGATGTTATAAAACAAGCTATTCTTTTGACTCTTGGAAACTGGTATGAGAACAGAATGTCAGTTATTACTGGTCGCACAACAACTGAGATGCCTATGTCAGCAAAGTTTTTATTAGATACTTATAAAGTCCAAGTTGTTAGATGATGCTAATTGGTCAATTAGATAGAAGAGTAAGCATTTATTCTGTAAGCAAATCAGCTAATAATTATGGTGAACTTACAAGAGCATATAGTTTATTTAGAGAGGTCTGGGCTTATGTGGAATGGAAAGGAGGTACTGAAGCAACTGATCAAAGTGAAAAAATAACTGGAATGACAAAGCTCCATGTTTATATTAGAAATTTAGATATGGGAAGTTTAAATTTACAATCAAGAATTGATTATGAAGGTAAACAATATTTTCCAAAGGTTATAAATCAAATTGATGGAAGAGATGCTTTTTTAGAAATAATTTGTGAGAATAAAGATTAATGGCTAAGTCAAACATAACAGTTTTAGGAACAAAAGAATTAAATGATTTGTTTATGCAATTACCTAAACAAGTTAAGAAAAATTCTATTTGGCAAAAGTTTTGGAGAAAAAACAGTAAGCCATTTATTGAAGGTGCAAAATCAAATCTTAATGGTTTGACTGGGCAACAGAATCAAAAGGATGTAAAAAGAACTGAACAATTAAAAAAGAGTATTGGATATTTTACAACAAGAGCAAGTAAAAAATATTTAGGTGGTTTTGTTGGTCCAAGAGTAAAAGGTAGATTTAAAAGTAAAGATAAGAGTGGTTATTATGGAGCTTGGATTGAATATGGTAGTGAAGTTAAATTTGGTGGAAGAGGTTATGGAACAGATCAGCCATTTATAAAACCAGCTTGGCAAAGTGCATATTTAAAAGTAACACAAAACTCAATGAATGATGCTGAGTTTGTTATGGCAAAAGCAATAAAAAGTCATGAAAGAAAGTTGCAGAAATATGGTAAATTTGGATATTAAATGGAAATAGGAAAAGCAATATATAATATTTTATCAACTAATAGTGATGTTAGCTCATTGGTAGGCACAAGAATATTTCCAAATGTTGCTCCTCAGACTACTACATTTCCTTTTATTATTTATGATGTTAATGGAGTTCAGCCAAATGATACAAAAGATGGAGCATCAACATTAGATACAAATGATGTAATGATTTCTTGTTATAGTGAAACTTATTCACAAGCATCTGATTTAGCTCAAAAGATTAGAGTTGCTATGGATAGAATAAACGAGGGAACATATGGAGGTGAACAAATACAATCAAGTCAATTTCAAAGTTATAATGATATTTTTGATGATACAAGTGGTGATGCTGGTATTTATAGAAAAGCTTTAGATTTTGAAATTAGACAAATTAATCCGACAAGTTAAAAGAAAATAATATGAAAATAAAATTAAGTAAAAATTTTCGGTATGGAGGCAAAATGAATTATGCTGGTGCTGAATTAGAAATAACAAATGATGAAATTATTGCTTACTTAAAAAGTGATGGTTTTATTTATGAAGAAAAAAAAGAAAAAAAAGAAAAAAGCAAGGTTAAAGTTGCTAAAGAAAATAATTAATTAATATAAAAAAGAAAAAAAATGGCTATTTTAAATGGAACTGATATAAAAGTTTATAGCACTGGAACAACTAATCTTGTTGCATTTGCTCAAAACTGTACGTTGAATGTAAATCATTCACCAAGAGAAATTACAAACAAAGAATCTGGAGGATTTAAAGAAATTTTAGAAGGATTAAGAGATTTCTCAATTGATATTGATGGTGCTTACGCATGGACTGGCTCTGGTGGAGCATTAGCAAATGGTGTTGATGATGTATTAGAAACTAATATTTTAAACGCAAGAACTCCAGTATCTTTTATTTTTGGTAATACTGTTGGTGCAACTGATGTAAGTTATACTGGAACTGGTTTTATAACATCTGTTAGCATAACTGGTGGAACAGAAGATACTGCAACTTATTCTCTTTCAATTGAGGGAACTGGTGTATTAGATCAAGTAATATAATAACTTAGGTGAGGAGCTTTGGTACTTTTTGTTTAGTATCATTGCTCCAATCCTTACTAAACTAAACAAAAAAATGAATTATACTTTTATAGAAATAAATAAAGAAAAACTTCCAATTAAGTTTGGTTTTAATGCATTGAGAAAATATTCATCTAAAACAAATACATCATTGCAAGACTTAGATAAACTTGGTGTTGATATGACATTGGATGATGCATTAACTTTAATATATTGTGGCATAGAAGATGGACATAGAGCTGCAAAGCAAGATTGTGATTTAAGTGTTGATGATTTAGCTGATTTAATTGATGGTGATTTTGATAGTATTGGAAAAGCTATGGAAATATTGGCTGAACAAATGGGGGGTAATACTGGAAAAAAGCAGATAGCCAAGAAGAAATAGAGGCTCTTACTTGGCAGAAATTAGAGAGGATTGCTTTTGGACAGTTAGGCATGGGAGTAAATGAGTTTTATGATTACTTGCCTAAACATTTTTGGAATAAGTTGGATGGTTTTTATGAGCTTGAGAATATAAGGGAAAAAAGTAAGTGGGAAAGAACAAGATGGCAAACTACTTTATTATTAAATATTCAAATGGCAAAAGGTAAAAAAATAAAACCAACTGATTTGATTGAGTTTGAGTGGGATAAAAAGGATAAGAAAATAGATTACGAGAAATTGAAAGCAAAAGCTGAATATATTAAAAAAATGAGTGAGCATGGCAAATAAGAGTGTTGGTTTATTAACTATTGCATTTGGAGCTGATTTAAGAGGCTTTGACAAAGCAATGAAAAAGGCTCAAAGAAGTATCAAAAAATTTGGTACATCTATGAAAAATACTGGGCAAAATTTAACCAGAAATTTAACTTTACCGTTAGCTGCATTTGCAGCTGCATCTGTTAAGGCATTTGATACACAAGCAAAAGCTGAAATAAAATTACTTACAGCTTTAAAAGGTCGTGAAGATATACAGCAAAGATTAATTGCACAAGCTAAAGAATTACAAACAAAAACTTTATTTGGTGATGAGGAAACAATAGCTGCCCAAGCTATGTTAGCCACAATGGGATTAGAAGAACAAGCTATAAAAGAGTTGATTCCTTTAGTTCAAGATATGGCTACAGCCAAAGGAATGGATTTAGTTGGTGCTGCTGATTTAGTTGCAAAATCTGTAGGTAGTAGCACAAACGCATTAAGTAGATATGGAATAACAATTACTGGTGCTGTTGGTAGTCAAGAAAGATTAAATACAGCAACACAAGCCTTAAACAGAGCTTTTGGAGGTCAAGCTGAGGCAATTGCAAAAGTTGGTGCTGGATCATTAGTTCAATTAAAAAATCAATTTGGTGATTTAATGGAAGATATTGGTGAAAAACTTTTGCCAATGATTATAAAGCTGGGCAATAAATTAAAAAATTTAGTTGAATCATTTACAAGTTTAGATAGTGATACTAAAGATGTTATTATTACAGTTGGAATTTTAGCAGCGTCATTAGGTCCATTATTATTAATTGCTGGACAATTAAC